GCGCCTCCGAGTTGTCCGACGGTGGGGAGTCCGAAATAGTCTTGGAGCGATCCAACTGCATATCCTCCTACCGGGCTCGTTTGAATTGGCGTGGTGTAGCTGATCGAGTCGCCCGGGTTGTCCTGTTCCCCCATCATCTTCACCCAGTTGACCCAGACTAATCGGTTGGGCACGAAGAAGAAGAATGTTTCGAGGTGCAGGTTGTCCATTATTGGGTAGAGCGGTGTTGCGAGTCGTGCGAAAGCTGTCAGGCGAAGGTTAAAGCTGTCGCCGGGGAGGACTTCATCCACATAGATCGGGATGAGGTACCCGGCGTCGAAGGTTGTTTTGTGCGTTGTTTGCACATCGAAGGTTGACCGTGGAATGTCTGCCTTCGGGATCATTGCGAATTTGTGTGCGTCTACTGATTTGTTTCGGTGCATTGGCAGTGGCATTGCGTACTCCCTTTCAGTGGGTGGTTTGCTGCTGACGTCCATCCATTACCCGCTTGCATTTCGGGCAGTAGAGGATTTTTTTCAGTGAGCTCATGACGAGTCTGACTCGGCAGAGCGGGCAGTGTGTCATCATGATTCTTGCGGCTTGGCCGCGTCGGTGCCGCGCATGAGTAGCGCGGGTGTTTCTAAGTCTGTAGTCTTGCCGGTGTGGTCGTCCCATATACCGAGGTGGTACAGCGCGAAGTCTGCCGGGTGCCGGGATGCTTCCGAGTCCTTGTTGTGCATATGATCGATAAACATTCGCTTCGCGTGGTTTATGGTCTGTGCGTAGAACGGTCTTTGAAATGCGTCGAGCGCCAAATCTTTCAGCGCGCATAGTTGTAATCTCATAAGTCCCTCTTGAATGTTCGAGTCTTTGCCCGGTCCACGAGCTCCTGTACTGCGAGTCGTTCCGGTGTGTGATGTTCCTGATGCAGCTGTTGGAGTAGATAGCGTTGGTGTTGGAGTGCCTCCCATTGTTCAGGGTTGTATTTTGAAAACCATTTGTCGTAGTAGCGCGGAGGTGGAATCTTGCTCTCTTTGTGGATTACCCATCCATGAGCCAGGTATTCACCGTGTTTGCTCAGGTAGCCAGAGCCGACCCCCGGTCGTCTGCTCATGGCGTTGTATTCTTTTTTTACTTCTTCAATTTCTCCTGTTTGCAGGTTCACTTGTTGTCTTGTTGTTTTTCCATCTCTTAACTTCTTGAGTATGTATTCGCTTATGTAGCGTGCGCTTTCGTATGTGGCTCCGCCCACGCTAGCGAATCCCATTCCCCATAATTTCTCTAGTGTCTTGCTAGTGTCGATGCGGTTTCCATTCCGCATTGTGTGGAACTGGCGGTCCGCGAAGTCCACTCCGAATAGGAGTGCGTGATAGTGCGGCCGTCCGTTCCTCTCTCCGTATTCCCCGCACATGTAGTAGCCGACGTGCAGTCGGCGTGCCGCGCGCTCTTTGCGGCGCGACGGCTGCGATTTGGATACCTCTCCGAGGTCATACAGGAATCGGTTTTGGTGTTCTCCCCCCCGTCCCTCCGCTCCCCGAAGGGGACGGGAGGGGAGTAGTCTTTCTCCTGCTTTTGAGGTCCAGCTCGCATGCTGTTGGCGAGCTCTCGCTTTTACTGCGTCTGGTCCCTCGTCCGCGCCTATCGTAGGCGTCGGTGTGTTTTCTCTGCGGTTAATTTCCCTGTGTAGAGCGGCTCGGAGCCGCCCTATAAATTCTGCGAAGTGTTTGTGATTGAGTCCCGCGTCCTGAGGTAGGTTGTCGTTGTTGTAGGTGAGCGTGATAAAGCAATTGAACGTGTGCGCCCGGATCTCATGGACGCATCGTATTGCCCACTCTCGGGAACGTTTCCTTCTACAGCCCCTGCATTGGCCGCAGGGGATCGTTATTTCGTCTGCATCTACTTTGCTCGAGGTGAATTCGAGTTTGCCTCCATCCCTCGGCTTGTAAGCCGTGATTGGGTGGTAACATGGCATTTAAGTCCCCTTGTTGTTCTCACTTCTCCCGGCCGCGCCCCCGCGGCCGTTGTTTTTTCACTACAGTCTCCACCCTCCGCGCTGCGGTCCGTTCAGGTTCGCGGCTTTGGTTTTCCGCGTTTGCGCCCGAAATTTGCGGGCGCTCCGGTTTTTCGAGACCGGTTTTCGTCTAAGAGGCCTCATGTCTTTGTTTCTCCTATAGTTTTTGGCCGATATGCCCCCCCTTTCGGGGGGGCTGGCACAGTTGTTGTACTGGATACTACTGTGCCCACTCAGACTACCTGTTTTCAGGTGGTCTGTTTAGGCTCCGCGGCGGGCTGGCTCACCGGCTGAGCTCCCGACGCCGGGGCCGTTTCTGGCTTTTTCGCCACAAGTCCTAATTTCTCCGCTTCTGCTCGGTTGTCCTCGTCGTTGATGAATTCGAGCAGTTCTTGGGGGTCGTTGTGGAATCGCGCGCGCATCTTGGCTGGGAGCTCCATAAAGCCTTCCTGTGCGGTCCTGACAGCGTTCATTGCGGTTTGGAAGTCGAATACGCCGGAGTAGTCCCCGTACGCTGGCGGCCGCTGTACCGTTGGGAGCATGCCGCTAATGCCGAATCTCTCCACGATGGTGTTGATGTTCACTTCAGCCGCGAAGCTTTGGTCAGTGAGGCTCGGGTCTTTGCAGTAGAGCGCGGCGTTTTTGCTGGCTTGCCGGGTGTCGTAGTTGTACGGGGTTCTGACGAAGATTTTTGGTTCAATGGGTTTGTCCATTTAGCGTACGTCCCTAATGTAGGAATTAAGTGGATTGAGTGCCCTAAGTAAGGCGCCGAGGGCTCCTGCAAAGCTGCTATGCGCTGCTGCATCCATACCGCGGCGCGGTACGTCGAGCTCGCGCGCGCGTTTTTCGAGCTCCCGGATTGCTCGATCGATTCCGGGTAGGTCACTACTAACACGCTGTACGATTTCTGCGACTTGTGCACGGCTGAGGTTTGCTTGCGCGGCCGCTTGGTCTTGCTGTTCACGGTTGAGGCCTTCCAGTGCTTTCAGTTGAGCAGTTAGCGCTGATATGCGTGGTAATTCTGCTAGCAGATTTCGCGTTTGCTGTTCTATGTTGGCTGCTGATGCGGTCCCAACTTTCACGTCCTGCAAGATTTTTTGTATGGCTGCTTGGCTCTCCTCAATGCGCTGCATGGTGTGCTTTATGTTTGCGGCGTGAGTCGGTGTGCGTGCTTCGATTTCTTTGGTCTCTGCACGTTTTCTGTCTGCTTCCGCGCGTGTTGCGTCTTCTGTTGCTTCGATGGTTCTGGTTTCTGCGATGTTCCTCGCGGCTTGGACGGCGGTTGTAAAGGTGTTCCCAAGGGGAACACGACCGGGCGCGGACTGAGATCCGCCTCCGCCCATTGCTCCCGCGGGTGATGCGCCGGGACCGTGGCTGTATGCGAGCATTGGATTAAGTCCGGCGCTCTTGAGGTCTTCTACTGCTATGTCGTATCGGCTGCCGTACATCCTTTCTTGAAATGCCATCTGGTTTGCGGCCTGCTGTGCACTGAAATTCTGTGCGTGGTCCTGCATGCCTTCGGCCTTGTCTTGCTTCCATATATCCATTCCGGCGTCGAGGAGCTGGCCCATGCCCGTCGCGCCCGCGATGCTTCCGAATATGCTCATGGTTTAGAAGTGGTCGATTAGTCCGGGTACGCTGTACATCGGGAGCGGGCGCGCCTTCCTGATCTTGAAGAATGAGTCAAATAGGATTTGCTGCCCGTTGGCGCTGCTGCCTACTGCGAGTACACGGTCAAGCGGTGGTGTGTCTTGGATAAAGGTGGTGTTCAGCGTTGGTGCGCTTCCGAATTCCTGTGCAAGGTGCCATTGGTCTACGGCGCCGGCGCTTGTGCTTTTGAATAGGCCGGTGATCATTGCCGGGTGATAGCGCATCTCTGCCCAGCGTTCCTGATATCCGAATACCGTTGCATCTTCTCCGCCTTGGCCGCTGACGTAGATTTCGCGTTGGTAGATGGCTTGTTCGCCGAGCATCGCGAAGGCTGGCAAGTAATAGTCATATCGCGTTTCCCGGTTCCACATCCTTCGCACGCCTTGCTGATAGGTTAGGTCTGCTCTGACGTTGGCGAGTCCGATGATGTGTCCATGTTCCGTAAAGCTGTGTGAAAATCCGTGCCCTGCAACCAGTCCTGCAGCAACGGCACCAAGGGTGCCCAGCGGCGTAGAACCCCCGTCGATTCCGGTGGCAGTTGTTTGACCGACAGGTTGGACTTGAATAGGTGTAGAGCCACCGCCAAGATACTCGGGTCGTTGTAGTCGTGCATCAGGTGAGATAACGCCGAAATGAGCTCGGATAATTTCCGTATAGCGCGTTCCTCCTCGCGCGTCTCTCTCAAGGACTTTCTGGATTTGGAATGATTGCCGGAGTTGGTTGATGGTTGCGGCGGTTGCTGCGCTGAGGTCGGCATAGAGTCTTCCGTTCGGATCGAATACGGCGTCGATGTCGCCGATGTCCACGAGTCCGGCTCCGTCTGCTTCCCAGTTCGTGGTTCCTGTGATGAGTGCGCCCGTAGCTGCGTTGCGCACTTGCATTGCGTTGGTGCTTGTTCCGTGCGGCACGAGGTTGACCGGCGCCGACGTCCCGAGCGGCAGGCTTACCGCGGTGGATCCTTTCTGCGGCCACGGCAGAGCGCTCGTGAAATAGTCTTTACGCTTACCGCGGCGGCGAAGTACATAGTCGGTAACCGTATCCGGGCCATCGTCCGTATCCACCACGAGCGAGTTTTGAAGGTTCTCGTCTCGGAACCATTCGTTGTAGATGAGGTTGTAGGCTCTGAGCGGTAGCGCACTATGCTCGAAGTCGTCGGCGCCTCCGAGTTGTCCGACGGTGGGGAGTCCGAAATAGTCTTGGAGCGATCCAACTGCATATCCTCCTACCGGGCTCGTTTGAATTGGCGTGGTGTAGCTGATCGAGTCGCCCGGGTTGT